TTTGCATTACGATGTCCACAAGTGAACTAATCTGCGCACCATTCAAGGCCGTTGCAGCAACATCTGCGGTAGTGCCGCCTGTTGTGTCTGCAATTACTTCAGCTTGTTCAACTGCAAGTGGTGTGTTCGGTACAATCTCAAAGGTTACACCCGGCAACTGATTGCTCAATAGTTCCTCGATGCTCTTGTTTATCATCGCTTGATATGGCTCGATGACCTGCTTGTTAAATATCTCAAGCCCCGTAGCCATCTCATCTTTGTTGCTACCAAATCCCGATGTTTCGCGTATACCGAAAAGCAATGGAGTGGTAACACGATGCGCCGTTATAATCTTTTGCTGCGCGGTTGTATCCATTAATTGATACTGCTTATCCGCATCGTTTACAGGAAATGGTGTAATCTCAGTCTTAGGTTGATCACGTTCGTTAAAGAACATCACAACCTTACCTGCATTACGCGCACCGCTCATCTTGTTTTCCCAGTCCATCATCATTTGCTGCTTCTGCTCGGGCGTAGCCTGCCCGTTGTAGAAGTTGATGATAGTAGAAGGGAAAAGACCGTTTGAAATTTGGTTGATATGGAATATAGATATCTGCTTATCTAACTCGATGTAGTTAATAGCAGACCAATAATCGGGGCGTGGGTAGGTATCACTGCCCGTATATGTGAAGCACCAATAGATTTGGCGCGGTTCTTCATTACGTGTGAGGTAGTTGTATTTAGGTATGAACTCAGGCGTGTTTTTCTTTTTGCGAATGTTGCCCCAATCGTAGCTGTGAAAAATACCTATTTCACTTTCGTCATCTTGATTAACCGCAATGCGGCATTCTTCAAATGGTATAGCGTTTAGCTTTGATATAACCGTTCTATCATTGCTCCAAATCACTTCAATAAAGAAACCGCCAAACAACTTTAAATCCTTTGCACATGCATAGGTTAAAGTGTCTACGTTGAGTGCATCAAGTTCGGCTTGATATTGTTCAGACTGGATGCCTTTACCCGCTACCATATCACCAATAGCCACAACGAGTGAACCATGCACTGGTGATTCGTGTGATAGATCACGTAGGTATTGCGGAAAATCGTTTGCATCTCCGTAGTTAACCCACCCTTTGCGGTCTACTTTTTCTGCATCACTTTTAGCTACGTATTCACTAAGCTTCAGCGATACTATATTTGATTCGTTATGGTTCATAAATTATATCATTTGGAATGGTTATAACAGGCACGTCAAACCATTGTGTGTTTTGATTCAATACAGCATATCCACGCTCCACCAAACCAATAACAACACCAGCTGCCGGGTTAATATTGCTACTAGAATTTTGTCCGTATACTTCATACCTGTATCTGCCTGCTAAGGTAAGGCCAACGGTTGTGATTTCGAGTTGTGTGATTCGTGTATTCTCGTTAAGGATGGTGGCAACCTGTGCAAGTTGTTCACCCGTAGTGCTGTTTTCCTCGTGTATTAGCAGCATCAAATAGTTAGTAAATGGTGTGGCAAAGTATTGTCTTGCCTCGTCAAGTGATAAGAACACTTGTTGGTCAGCTGTATTTGTTTGGAGATAGATCATTGACTTTATTTAAAAAGGGGCAAGTAAAAACCTGCCCCTTTACAATACAACAAGAACACAAACGGAAAACAATTCTTAGTAAGCAGGGCTTACGGTAATAGTCGGAAAATTGTCAAATGGTACGGACGTGAACGGCTCAAGGTGTACAGCAGGAGCAAGTTCTTCTGCAACTGTTGTAACTTGATAACCCATCAAATCTGCTTTCTGCTGTCCCGATTGAACGCTACCAGCTGTAAGTTGTGAACCTTCGCCGGCACCAACAAAAAGAATTTGGTCATCATTAGTACGAACAAACACAACCATCTTAGCTTTAGCTACAAGCAAGAACTCATTACGCATGTCTTGATTCAACTTACCGAAAGTCCATCCAACTTCCTGTGAGAAAAACAAAGTACCTGTTTCAAGGTTTTTGTTTACCGTCTCAATGTAAGAACCGCTGTTGCGGAATGGAACGTAACGATAGATAGTTGCAGTTGGCAAACCATCTACTTCGCCTGTTACAGCATCATACGTAACGCCCGATGTAAAGTCATCGTAGTTAGCAATCAATACTTCCTTAACACCTCCGATACCTTCAAGGCATCCGAGTGTAAATCCTGTGGTTAATTCACAAGCCATGTTTTATATAGTTTTAAAAGGGGTGAGTTTAAACCCACCCCTTAGTTATTAATTATGCTCCCCAGTAGGTGATGTCTTCACCAACCGCAATCTGTGCGCCCAAGTAGAAACGTGCACCGTAACGTACATTCTGTGATCCATCCAAATTCTGCATATCCAAGATGAACACTTCGTTCATTTGGTTCTCCTGCCAAGTACCCAACATCAAGTTGCTAGGTTGAGCGAAGATGATATTGTTTGCAGTCATACCCGGACACACGTAGATTTCGTACATACCTACGAAACGACGGTTAACCTCTGGACCACCTGTCAAGTACCATCCATTGCCATCGGCAATCTGTGCTTGCATGTAAGCTTCCCAAGCAGCCTGTCCCATGTAAAGTGCGGGCTTTTCAGCAGCACCCTTCACAGCAGAGTTTGCAGTGTTGATTACATCCCAAATGGTAGCAATGATGTTAGCAGAAGTCAAAGCACCTGAACCCGCAGATACAGCGTTTGAACCTGCAGCCTTGATCAAAGTTTCGAAACCATCGTATTGTCCTGCAGTAGCGTTAACACCGCTCCACATGATTGTTTCGTTAGCAGCAGCGATACCACCAACCAAACGGCCAATGATTGCATCTTGGATTTGTGTGTTTACACGTCCGCTCATTACATCGGCAGTAGTCCAGTCAATGAAGAAATCCTTTTTACAGATTTGGCGTTGAACTTGGAACTCCTCAAGAGTCAAAATGCGCTCAGTCAAAGTGATTGTACCTGTTGGGGTAAAGTCACAAGTGCCTGCGGCAAATGTTACAGTGTCATCAATTTTACGTACTACTGATTTGTAAGGTACGTTAGGCTTCATTGTCACGTACTGTGCAGATACGTTTGACAACAGAGCCTTTGCTACGATTTCACCAGCTAATTCACCTGCATAGGTGGTGGTGAGTGAAGTTGTTGTTGGCATTTTTAATTAAAATTTATGAGGTGAATTAATTTACTTTTTTAGCACGCAATGTTTCCATGAAGTCGCTGAATGAGTTACCATTCGATGCAACAACAGGCGCAGCGTTTTTCTTAAATTCTTGTGACTTGACTGAAGGTACAGCAGGGGCTTTTTTAACTGAAGCGAGTTCAGCCTTTACAGATGCAGTCTCATTTTTTGCAGTTTCGATTGCAGCAGCAAGCTCTGTCTTTTCAGTTTCAAGTGCAGCGATACGTTCAGATAATTGACCAATTACGGCAACAAGGTCTTCGCTGCTCATTTCAGTTGATTGTTCTTCACGCTCGATTTCAGAAATAAGGCCACCTTCGTCTACATAGACTTTGGTAACACCGTCTTCAAGCAGGTACTCGCCTGCAGGAACCGGCACTGGATTACCTTCAGCATCTTGAGTGAAGATGTCCACACCTACTACCCACTCATCAGCGGTAGAATAGATTTTAGTACCATCAGCCAAAGTGCCTTCTACTGCAAACTTTACTTCCGTTGCCGGAGCTTCAGCTGCTGCAGTTTCTTCTTCGAACTTGATACCAACGCTTGAAGGGTCAATGCCGTACTTATTGAATACGGATTTGATTTGTTCTTTGATATTCGACATTGTTGGATATTTGGGTATAGTAGCAAAAACATGGTTTTGTTACATCCCACCGAATGCCTATCTTAGCAACTGCAAATAATTACATAGAATATGAAAACAACCACAGAAACGTATGTACACAAAGCATCGGTTAGATTAACCGATAAGCAAATGAAAGTAGTAAAAAGAAATGCGAAGGCATCTAAGATGAATGTAGCGGAGTATATTCGCGCCTGTATCCTATGATATATTTTGTATTTTGGTTTAAAAAAGAAGGCCCTCGTTTGGGCCTTTCTTTTTGACTTTAACCTAAAACGCATTGATGCATTAACGCAACGAATATAGCACTATTTTTTAATCTGCATGCGCGCTGTATTATTGGCGCTGTTGTTATCGGGCAAACCATTCACACCCGTGATGGTAAGCACATAGTCAGTTGGTAAAGGAATCACGGGCATGGTCACGTTGTAAACGCTTGCCATCGTTATGCTTCTACCTACTTCGATTCTATCTGTGCGATTCCATGTGCCAGTAAAACCACCAACCAAACCATGTTGTACTTTCATGCTAGTGATTACTACCGTGCCGCGATTGAAAAACGTGTAACGTATACGCACGCGGTTTGCATCAAGCCATTCGTAGCTATCAATAGTTACGCCTGCATCTAATCCAGTTGAAGGCGGTGAAAGTGGTGTGATGTTCGTGCCGGTGCTTATGCTGTTATCATTCTCATTGGTTTCAATCAGCTGCATATTTGGATCTATCACAAGTGTAAACAATGATTGCCCCAATTGATTATTAGGCAAACCAAACGGCGTTGTTTTAGTAACCGTTGTTTGGCCCGCAGGAATAGTTACATCACCCGTATAGAACACGAGCTTAGTGCTATCGGGTCTTGTGAATACTATTTGCACATTGGTAGTAACGTCTTTGCTATATGCCTTGTCAAGATTCACGCTATACACAACATTCACACTTGTGCCTTGCACAGCATTGGCAGGTGTTGAGATGGTGCCAAATAAATTGTATTCGGGTGTTGGCACGGGCACAGGATCACCACCATCCAAAGATTTAGCAATGGTCACAGCGGCAAACATATCCGGCACACCAAATCCTAGTTCCAAGCTTTTGCCATTGGCATCGTATACATAACCCCCTGTTTTTCTGCATGATTGTTTAATCACATCAATGACTTGTGTTTCAGTTAATGCAGGATTGGCAAGTATTACATTGGCTGCAATAGCTGCCATCACAGGGCATGAACAAGATGTGCCACTGAAGTTAGTATAGTTGCTCGATGCATTATAACCCGATGCGCCCGTGCGGTCTGTTGTTGGGCATGATACACCAGGAGTGGCTGCAAATGTCTTCGGCCCAAAATTGCTAAACGATGCACGTACGTTTGATTGCGTAGAAGCACCAACCGCATGAACCATTGGATAGATCGCGGGCGATTGTGTAAAGTTTGGGCTTGATTGATTTCCGCTACTTGCAAAGATTGCTATACCCTTGCCGCCGCGTCCGATTGTCTTTGCAGACGTGAGGGCATTTTGAAACAATGGATATGATGTTGCGCTACCACCACCCCATGACATTGAGATAGCAAGGCAGTTAGGGTTAGCTATTGCCTTATTGATTGCACGTGTTATTATGGTATCCGATGTTTGAAAGCTTCCGCTAGTGCTGCTGCCGTAGCCTATGTGCAAAAATTGCACATTCACTTTGTTATTTCCCAATGAAGATATACCTATGCCATTATCCGATGTTGCGCATATCAACCCGCTACATGGTGTGCCGTGCTTTTCATTCTCGCTCACTGGGTTCACATCGGGTGCATCGGTCACGCAGTTCCATGACGTGTTGCTTATACGCCCCTGCAAGTCTTCGTGATTCGTTTCGCAAGCAATATCTAATACAGCAACTTCACCATAGGCAGCACCATCAATCAAACTCCATGCTTCTTGTGAACGTAGGTTAGGCAGGTGCCATTGTTGAGCATAGGTAAAGCCATCGCCATCTACTTGAAACGGCTGAATGTAATCGGGTTCTATGCTCGTGAATAGTTTGGTATTGATTAGTGCCGCGTAAAACTCATCGAATGATGAAAACGCAGGAACCTCCACAAACATGGTGTTAGTTAGCGGAAAGGTTTCAGTGATTACTACCTTCATGCCTTGCAAGTACGCATGTGCCGCATTAAAATAAGGAGCAACAAGGATAGCCATGCCGGAAGGGATGTTATCTAGTGAACCGTCTACCTCGTATGCCTGCGATACTTTGGCAGAATCAGGAGTAACCGATTTAGCATCTTCAAATACGATGATGCCAAACGGCTCATGCACCGCACGAACATTCGGCTTTGTTTTGTTTTTGTCAAAAGACTTCTTGTCTTTAAACTTGACAGCATTTATTTTCATTTGTTGGGATTTACACTGCTTAAAAGATTGTCCAACTCTAGCACCAATTCCGCTTCATAATTTTTCACACCACTCATTGACACGCCTACCTCGTTGAAGAAGCCTTCAATGCTGTACCCGCGCACCTTACCTTCCTTCACATCATTCCATACGTGTTCTTCATCTACCTTAGTGCCGATAAACCATGTACCATCGGGTAGTTCAGGCAAACCAAGTTCAATACTCTTGTCATTCTTGCCTTCTTTTATCCATGATTCAACAACGGTCACACCCGTGACTGGTATCTCGTGCTGCAAGTTGGTTGTGTGTTGCAGATTCTTTTTGAAGAACTGATGTGCAATCGCACTTACTGTTGCCTTTTCAAAGTACACATAGTAAGGTTCACCCTTTTCGTCATAACGAAGTATTTCCTTATCCGGTATGAGTGCGGGGCCGTATAGCATTCTGCGTTCTTCATCCACTTTAGCGAGCTGCATTTTGCTTAGTGCTATCCAGTTTTCTTCGATTGCAGGGCTATCAACTAAGCCCATTGCGGTGATACCCAAACGGCCTTCTTCATCAATTACACACTTAACTACTTTTCTTTTTTCCATGATTCAAAGTTATTTATATTTGTGAGGTTTCTATACATTCATTCGTTTTTCAGGTTATGGTAGCCGTCCAAACGTGGGCGGCTTTCTTTTTATCCGATGCGTGCAAGGTCAGCAACATTCTCACGTACCTCTTGCGCACTTGCTACATCACCCGCAAGCACATACGCACGTGGTGTAATTTGTTCGGGTCTATCTTGTAAAAATGATGCAGCAAGAGGATTAAACTGCGCGGGCTGTGCGCCACCGCCTTCACTGCCTGTTGATGGTACGCTAGGTGTTATGTCATTACCACCCGTTGCACCACCACCAAACTGCGAGTTTTTAATCTTGATGATTTGTGCCAAACCTAACGCAGCTGCAATAGATGCTTCAACAAATTGTTGCCCGGTTGCAAGCTTTATAGGATTACCACCTGCGGTTAATGCTCCCGTCACGGCCGATGCTGTTTGCACAGTTGCCGCTCCTATTGCTAATGCCTTATCTGTTTTGAATTTACGTCTTGCATCACGTTCACTATTCTTTGTTGATGCATCACTGAATGCTTGTAGAATTTGTATTGCACTTTGTGCCAAATCCAAACCCTTTTGAAACGATTCTTGTCTTGCCGCTGTTTTCTTCGCCTCCTCCTCTAGTACGGTATTAACAGCATCATCGGCTGCCTTTTTTTGAACAGCGGCTAATTCTTCTGCCTGTTTCTTTTGCAGTTCAAGTGTGCTAATTCCAGCGGCATCTGCCGCAGCAAACAATGCTTCATACTTTTGATTTATGGCAAGTTCTTCCTTTTCAAATGCAGTTAATGTATTTTCAAATTCTGCATCTTGTAATTCGGCCAACTTCGCATAATAGTCTTCGCTGGCTTTAATTCTTGCTTCAGCTTTTAACCTTTCCTTTTCTGCTTCTTTTGCAATTTCATCTTGCGCCTGTTTTTGTTGCAATGCCAATAGTTCGGCATTCAATCTTGCTTGTAAATCCTTGGTGTCTTTACCGGCAGCATCAGCAGCGGCAAAAAGATTTTCATATTTTTTCGTAATCGCTAATTCCTCTTTTTCATTTTGGTTTAGCGTCTTTTCAAATTGCTCATCTTCTAATGCAGCAATGCCATTGTAATATGTTTCTAAGGCTTTGCGCTGCTCATCTAATTCTTTTTCCTTTCTTGCCTTTTCTTCAGCCGCTCTTTTTTCAGCGTTTTGTTTTCTTTTCGCAGCTGCCTCTTGTTGTTTACGTTCTTCTTCTTGTCTTGCCTTTTCAGCCAGTTCAGCAGCCTTTTGTATTTGCTGCGTTTCAATATCAAACAATGCAGCATTAGCTTCCTCTACCCCTTTGATTTGGTCTTCGGTTAACTTGACACCTTGACTAGTTAGATATGCAGCTTCATCAATAATATTTTGATATGTTTTGATACGCTCCTGTGCATATTTTTCCTCAACTGCCGTAACAGATTCACCATTCTTTTTCGCATTAGCTATTGCTCTTTTTTCCTGTTGATCTAATTCCTTTATAAACTTATCTCGTTGCTCAAGGCTTTTGTTCAAAGCATCATTGGCAACGAACTCCGTACCTAAGATTGCATCACTTAAAGACTTGACACCATCAACGATAAATGAAACCACATTACCAATAGCTTCCAAGGCAGCACCAACACCCGGAATGACATTAGCTAACTTATCAAGATTAGTAATAATCAATACAACTGCCCCACCTAATAGGAATAATGGATTAGTCAATAGGGCTTTTCCTACGGATGTAATCGTAGAACCAACATTCTTAAGGCCGTTAGCTAATTCAGCAGGTTTAACAGCAGTTAGATTCGTTGCAAATAATTTTGCTCCTTCAGCAGCACCCGCAAAGTCAAGATTGGCAAGCCTGCCCGTTACTAATCCAAGTGATCCACTAACACGTTCAAACGCACTACCCGCTTGTGAACCTACTGCTTCAGCAGCATCGGCAATCCTATCTTTAAGTTCACCCGCAGCCTGTGATAACTCGCGATACTTCGCGCTATTGGGTTCAGTGTTTGCAATCTGCGCCTGTAATTCACGCAGCTGCGCCTTCAATGACTTGCTGGATGCAACAACCTCATCCTGCGCAACGGCTACATTATCAAAGGCCTGCGCACCTTGATTGATTGCAGCATCTGTTGCATTGATTTGTACGTTTAACTCTTTGAGATTTTGCTCACTCTCACTTGTGTCAATTACGAAACTCCGAACAATAGGCTCTGCCATTAGTATATTAGTTTACGTAGTAAATAGATAAGTCCAAAAAACAAGAATGTGCGCCACACATACAGCGTAACAAACCATAAGGTACGTTGCCAAGGGCGCAATGAGTACACGTGTTGGGGCATGGTCTTGATTCCGAGCTGCAAATAGCGCAATGAGTTTTTGATGTTGTCCATTGTATTGTATTTATCTTGTTTGTGTATAGTAAAGGGTTAGCACAACTTGACTTGCTACTGGAAATCCTGTGCCGGCACTTGTCACAATAAAACGATGCTCGTCAGGGTCAGTGCTTATGTCGATGCTTAGGACAAAAGTAGTAGTGCCCGAGTTGTCTGTTGTGATTTGAATTGGTGAACTTGCAACGGTCACACCTGCAATCTTTTCGATAAAGACTGAACCCGTTTCGTAGTATGTATTGCCTGCCATATTAGATGCTTGTAACACGTACATGATAGTCATTGATGTGTCATCAGGTAGATTGATGCGCGTTAAAACATCATTGCCCGTAAACAATTCCAAATTTTGACCTGTTGCTGTAAAGTTGAAAGCGTTGGCAAGAACAATAACACCTGTTTGTTGATTGCCATCTTTAGCCGATACACGTTCACCACCACCGTAGTGCATGCCCATGATGTTTGAATAGGCATTGCGTCCGAGCAAAGCAGTGCTACTCTGAACACCTTCTAATTTTAAACGCTCACCAACCGCAAGCATGTCTTTGTTACCATTTTCTATGGTCACATCTTCACCATTGATTACGCTATTTGTGATTTGAGAATTGCGCGTTTGCACAGCCGTCCTACGTGGCGCTGGATTTGTTGTGCTGCCCGTTGTTGGTGAATTTGGTTTGCTGCCTGTTGGAACATTCGCCCAACACACACCTAAATTCTCATCCCACGTATAACCATAGCGCACACAACAATCTTGACTAGGTGCAATAGGGTCACCGCCTGCATCTTCAAAATTTACTTGCCCGTTTAAACTTATCGACGTAGGTGTGCCGCTGCAATCTTCAACATCTTCAAGGAATTTCAGCAACTTAACCTTAGTGCTCTCATACATGCCCACCTTGTAATCTGTAATCTCAACGATGCGCCAATAGCTATCCTGTATCCAAATCTTATCAGCAAATGAAAAGGTTAGGATGTCCGATAAGGTCAATGCAAAATGTGCATCCATCATTCGAGCTTCGGGCGAATACAGCGCATTCATATAAGTGCGCCAATACTTATTGAACAGGTTGTTGTATGGATTGCTGACGATTGTGTGTGGCGGCACTTCAGGTGCCCAGTTCAAATCTTCATCATCTATCTCCGCGTAAATGACGCTGTAATTATTCAAAGTAAATACTTCATTCAACACAGACGCACTACTACCCTCATCATATAATTGACACAGCCAATAACCCGCTAAGAATAAACAGCGCGGCCCGGGTGCAACAAACTGCAAAGAATCATTCAAGAACATCGGCATGATGTAGTTGCTACCATTGACTACGCCCGCAGGGGTTGAGCGTGTCACAAGTGTAACCTTTTGCTCACCTATTGCAAAATCACTTGGCGAGGTGTTAGGGTTGATGGTATAGCCTATGGCTTCATAGTCACCATAGATACGATCAACATTGCGATATACTTTGGAAATAATGTCTTCGCCCGCTGTATAGGTAAATTGAAACTTACCTTTTTGCAAATCGGTTGTGCTGCCTATTACGATGTCTTTTGTTGTGTCGAGTTTACTTGTCCAGTCAAGCACAGCACCACTACCCAAATAGCTATTCTGTGGAACAATGTAAACTTTGTTCGGTATTGCCCTATCCGGTACGATAGCACAGTTGTGCATCTTGATTACATCCGTCACAAAGTCTATCTGCTTCATGTCGGGTGCGTTTAGTGGGTAGAAAATAGTTTGTGAATAGAACAAGTTAGCAGTTTGCAACTGGATGGTGCTGCCTGCATTGATGCGCGTATTTGATGCACCTTGCTTAAACGTAAACCATCGCACAGAATCACCCGCGTTTAATGTTAGCGAGTGAGTAAAATTCCATGTCGTAGGTTCAAAGAAATTTACATCGATGACGTTCTCAACATTGGTGCTATTGATGATAGCTTGAATAAACACACGCGCACTACCGGCACCCTTATCAATAAACAAATTGAGATTGAATGTGTAGATACCACTAGCAGGTGCCGTATATGTATATGATGCAGGATTAAAATCAGATTGGTTGTCATAGATTTCTACATCAAACGGAATGTATCCATTGGTGGGAAAGTTTGTACCTACCTCTGCCCTAAATCCAAACTCGCCCGTTGTGTCACTGCCTTGCAAGAATCGACTATTGCACCATGGCATGTAGTATGTTTCTAATATATTCTGCAATGTGCCTGCAACTAAATCAAAGCCGGCATCTGTAATAATTTGATTGAACAAATACCACCAATTTACAGCGGGTGTAAGGTCAGCAGGATATACGGGAGTGTTAGGGTCTTGCAGTGAACGCGTGTTAGCTTCACCCACCTCACTCCATAATTGACCACGATCTAAAATTGTCCAAACCCGTTCAGAATTTGGTGTTGTCACATTCGCGTAACTCACTTCTTCATTCAATGAAGGCAAGTCCGCAATGTCACTTAACTTCTTTTCGCCTATGTTGCGTACAAGGTCAGGCGTTTCAGCATAGAACGCTAGCTCAACCTCGCTAATGCGGTTCATGGTCTTGTATACCTTGCGCACACGAATATAACCCGTAGCAATGGGTAACGTGTCTACGCGTATTTCAGCAGGTAGCTTGTAGTGAAAATAGTTTTCTGTGCCTGCTTCTACGTTAACATCAAACAGCGCACCTAATGCATCTTGATTAGTTTGGCTAAATGGCACGCGGAACTCGCGCGTGAATGCACCCTGTGCCGTAAAGTTGTTAAGGTCTTGAAAGTTCCAATTCTGTGAGATGCTTTCGTTTTCGAATAAATCTAAATACTTTTCCGTGACCGATGGCACAGCTGCCATGTAGTTGAAATTCGGCAAGTCAAAATTATCAATGACAAAAGCCCAAGGTGCATTACTAAATAATTGCGTATTGGTTGGACTTATATACGCATATGCTGGATTGTTAAGTGTAACATCATTAATAAAAAAAGTACCTAAATCACCGTAGACGGGACTTTGCATTTGAACATATCCACCTACATATGCGCTCATGTCATTAGGGTAGCTAAATGCCACCTGTGGACTTACAGTTGCATCTATCACACCCGATTCAGTAGCCAGTATGGTTCCGCTTGGCGCTGTGCCGGGTATCTTAACTATTAGTTGTACTTCTCCGTTCATGTTATGTCCAATATTCGTTTGCTATTCTTACCTTCAAAGTTACGTTGTACAACTTGCCATCACGTGTTTTCTTTTCTACATACGTAGTGTCATCAAGCTTCACAGGTACTTCTACTACCTTGCCTGCATCCGTTGTTAGCCATGTGACTTGATTGCTTACCAATAGTGATCGCAAGAACTTAAACTCACCTTCACTAATGTAATCACTTGTCACGTTTAGCACCTGCTGTGCCATGTTGCGCCTTTCAACGAGCCCTCTATCATTTGCACTGAATACTGATGTTGTACCATTAAACAACACTTTGCGGTAGTTCTTGCGTTCTATTTCGTCTGTGATTTCACTACGCTTTGTGAAGTTGAAGTAATCCCACCCACCGCGACTATTCACCCACCCGAGGCGAATGCGGTCATTGTGGCAATCGGTTAACCCATACTTACCCGCGTTATAAAAGTTGTATACGATAGACCGCTGTGATGTGCTGTTATAAACACGAACACGATAGAAGCGCCAATAAGGAAATAGTGAAGGCTTCACCGTCAACCCCGTCCAGTCGTTAAGGTTGGCAGGATAAACAGGCAGCGCCTCAATATCGTAGCCATTCAATGAAATGGTTTGGCTTGTAGCTGTGCCTGTGCTTGAATATATCTGAATGGTAAAATTGTCAATGATGTTGTTTGAAAGATAGGTATTATTGCCGGGAATGGATAACACGCCGTAGTCAGTTTCCCATACTGGTATCCACACGTGTAAGCTACTAGGTGTTGAAGGAAAGCCCCACGTTAAAGCAAGATACCAACCATGCGTGTCGGTTGTTCTATCCGTCATGGCATAGGAAACATTTGAACTAAGCGAATACTTAACCTTTTGCGAGCCCGTTTCTACGTTTGGCTTGTAGCCGTCTATCACTTGAAAGTAGCCATTAATAGCTATCATCTGCTCACCCACTTCTTCGCTGCCTGCATTGAGTGTGAGGATACCACTAACCAACCACCATTCAGTAAGCGTGAAGTCGATGGTCTTTTTGCTTAAGTCATCAACCGTATCATCTGTTGAAAAGTGAAAATTGAGCGGTTCATAGTTGCGCATGTCTTCAAGCAATGGCGACAGGTCAAAGTATAACTTACCATCGGGCGCAGCAGGTAGATAAAAGTTGTACGTCTTTGCATCGATTACAACCTCAACACCATAACGGAATCCAGTCTGTGCTGTTTCCGTACTTGTCGCGATGATCATTAGCTTTTGCCCACGTACCGCCCAATTATATGGCTGGTCATTTATCGTTATTGCCATTATCTTTTATTTAGTAGTAATCTTTGTTCAACTGACTTGATATAACTCTCCATTAGCTTGTCCTTGTACTCATCCCATGTATCATCTATTGCCTCTGTGTAATAGTAAATTCCTTCTATACCTTTTTCCCCGATGCTCTTTGCAATGGCAAATGCAGCATTCTTGATGTTACTTTCTGTTGATTTGATGAACTCGCCTTGCCTGTTGCGTAGCTTCAGACGTTTGATGCGTATCCAATCCTCAATAGGTTTAACAGGTGGCATCTTCGCACCGGGTGTTCTACCAAACTCAATCACGTCTGCATACTTACCCGCCTCATCATTAGACACGGTGAAGTCAATCGTAGGCTTGTTATAACGGATTTTGAGATTGTAGTATAATGAATTGAGCAACCTGCCCGATGCAACGCGGTTCACGGTCTTGCCGCGCACCCTACGTTTAATGCGCAGGTTTGATTGCGCCCGCTCAACTACGGCTAGCGCATACTCATTCAACATATATTCAAACGCATCCGCCACTATGCAAGCGTGATGTTTAAGTGTGCCGCTGCAAGCGTGTAAGCTTCAGCATTTGAATCGCCACTATTGCCCCAATCAATATACTCTTGACCTGTAAAAAGTAGTTGACCCTCGTATATGATATTGCCTATGGTATCAAATAACTTATACACCAATGCTGCTTGTGTAGCAAGGTCATCGTAGCTAATGTAAAGTAAGATTGATGTGGCTGTTTTAGTATCGCCATCGCTCCAAATGTCAAGGGGTTGTATGTTTCTCATCGTGATATTAATGCATTAATGTATTGAATGGTTGAGGTGCTGGTTGCGTTACCCATCTCAAACGCTAAAATGAAAAATAAAGTTGCTGTGGTGTTCACCGTTATGTTGGTGGTGGTTGCGTTTGTTTGAGTATAAGGCGATACCGAAGTAGCCGCATTATTGAATACTCGAATATTTCCACTTGCACCCGTAGCCGTTACCGCAATTTGTCGATAAAACAAACCATGACACGCGGCATTGCTTACAGAAAAGCGTCCAACCACTGTGGCTCCTACTATACTCGCCGACGTGTTGACGTATAATCTAACGTTAAAAGCAACTGTGTTAGGTGTATTACCTTGAACTAGCGTTTGAAAATCTATGATGTCATTAATCTGTAAAGTATTGGCCGCAACTGAACCGCTCCACGCTATAGTATTTGTAGTGGTATTCGCCACCGTGTAAATAGTAAAGTCACGGAACAAAATAATGTTGGAGCTTACACCTAAATCCGTTAGCACCTGCGCGGGTGTGCGGGCTGTAATCGTATTGTCCGCATTAACGCGCAAATACGTAAGCGCATTTGGATTCGTTAGCGTGGCAAGATTGTTACCCACCGTAGTAAGTCCTATGCTATTTTGCTTGCCATTGAACGTAGACCAATCCGCGCTACTCAATGCACCACGATTTGCAGCACTGGCAGTAGG